CCTCTAGGGTGCGGATCTTGCAGACGGGCATAGGCGTCTCTGAGGCGTTGCTCATAGTCGAGGAAGACACGCAATTCATTTTGTCGCTGTTGCTGGCGCAGTCGATCGTTAGTTGTCAAAGCCATGGGTCTTCCTCAACAATCCACATCAGTATTGACTGAGCCTCTTCTGGGGTGAGCCATGGGGCTTCCTTAACGCGGCCAATACGAAAGAGCTTGCAGCGTTCTTTATGAAGGCCAACGGTGCCAGGCATACGCTCAGGGAACAAGGCTTGCAATACAGAGGCAACGCCTTGGTCAAAGCCGCGTCTGTAGCCATATTCCTCCTCAACACATCTTGCTGGAGGTTGCGGAGCAAAAGGATCGTCAGTCATTTGCGTTCAATCAAATCAGCACGTTTCAGAGAATCCATGATTCCCTCATAGATGACCTGCTCTGTCTGAGAGTCAAGCTCTAAGCGGTAGCGGTCAAGCCACTCAGCGATGGCGTCCTGAGCGAGCAGAGCGCCTTCCTGAGCATCGATGCAGCTGTCAGCGAGCTTCATAGCGTGTAGGTCAAAGGTGCTGTGAGAGCAACGCCTGCAAGGCGCTTGGCTTGCCAACGCGCACGGTGCGCTTGCGAGGCTTGTAGGTGACAGGGCCGATAAAGCCAGCCTTGTCAGCCAATCGCTTGGCCTCGTCAACGCTGTTGGCGTGGATGGTGAAACATTGAGTCACGCCTGGGCTAAGCGTGACCTCGAACTGATAACGCTTTTTGGCCATAGCTCAAAAAGAAAAGGCGTGCCCCTTGCCTGTGCTACTGGACAGGTACATGAGGCGGTAACAACCAGGCACCTGCTCTTGTCTCAGGGCCGAGAAACCGTGGCGCGATATACGGCTTGGGCCTGCACACACTATGGCCGACCATGTGGAAGTTGTCAACCCTCAGCAGCAAGCGCACAGATCACCGTGCAGATGATGCCCTCAAGCTTGCTTGCAGGGACGCAGCTGTATTGGCGCATCACAGCCGTCATCGCGCGGTCAATCGACTCACGGCCCTGTGAAACAACAACAGGCTTGTAGTCCTTAACAGGACCAACCGAGTCAAGCTCAGAGAGCAGCAGTTTGCGCATCAGGTCCTGTCGGCTCATGTCGCGCTTGATGGCCTCCTGCGTCAGATATTCACGCTCTGGCTCGGTCATGCGCACATCAACGCGCACGGGCAGGGATCGGGTTGCTTCAGGCATCAGAAATCGAAAGGATCAAGTTCAACAGGTGCAGGAGCCTCAAGGGCTTTTCCTACATCCCCCAAAGGGGGTGCCCCAAAGGGGCTGGATTGACAAGAGCGCACGTCTAAGTCCCAACGCAGGCTGCCGATGGTGACGTTAGGGCTGCCGAGCTTGGCTACTCGGACAGCGTGCAGATCAGAAGCATCTGAAACAACCCAGCCGTTGTTCCAGTCGCCGTTGCGATGCAGCTCAACAGGGGTGCCAGGCATGGGGGGTAGAACCCCCTCAGCAGAGGTGCTCAGGGTGTTGGGTCTATTAGGGGTTTTAGGGGTAATACCGATTTCTTTACGCGATAGAGAGGTAGTTTTACCCCTTTCACCCCTAGTACCCCCAATATCCCCTGATGCTTCGTGCGGAGCCCAGAGGAACTGCGGACGGCCTCCAGCCACCAACGCTTCCATCTGTCCGTGTTGGTATATCAGCCCCTTCTTTTCAAGGGCACGCAGGGCACGCAGCACCTTTGTGGCGTTGCACTTGCCAACGTCCTGCAACTCATTCGTGGTGACAGGAAACTCGCCTGTCGCCCATCGCTCGCACATGTAATCAAAGATGTCTGCTTGGCGGCCTTGCAGCTCGTCAGCGGCCTCCTGCATCGCCTCAGCAGCCAGGACGCTCTCACCATCGCCATGGTGAATCCAGCCGTCGTCCTGTAGCTCGATAAGCAGCGTTGTGCCCTTAGCCCGGCCCTGCGTCTTCACCACTACGCGGTGATCGTTTTGCGTTTGCCCCTCAGCTGGCTGCTTAAACCAATTCATCAGGATCGTGAGGCTGGCTGCGGCCGGCAGTGCATTGCTTCCCCTGCTGGCCTGCGTTGCATTGCCACCACTCACGCTCTTGTTCGTGTGGTGGATCATTGCCAGCGTGGCCTTGTATGGGGCCAACGCCTCTGCAAGCTTGCGGGCTGGGCCGTCAAAGCTGCTAGCGGCTTCCTCAAGACCGAGAACAGCGCAACAGGCGTGATAGCTGTCCAGTAGAAACAGCGATCCAGGGTTTTCCCTAGCGATTTCCCCAAGGTGTGAGATACCTTCGTCAGTGAGATGCAGGGGTGCTCCCGTATGCCAAAGCATCTCCACCGGGCCAGCCAGCTCCCCATCGCTGGTGACAAGCCCTTCCCTCTTGAACAACGTGAACCAGTCGCTTTCAGGCTGATCAGTCCCGACGATGTAAACCTTCGGGCAAACGCCATGCAAGCGTTGCCCTAAATAGGTCTCCTCTCCGTGATGCCACGCGCTGATCATCCCGACCATCAACGCTGACTTGCCGACCTTTGGCGGTGCGACAAGCAGGTTGAACGTGCCGGACATAATCACGCCCTCCCATGCCCAGGGCACAGCAGAGGTGTCGAGCTTTTGCCCTTTACGCCTTGGCTCAGAGACACCAGCGATTGCACCAGCAGCCCTGCTTAGCAGCAGTGCAGCAGTGCGCTCGTTCAGAGGAAAGCCAACTTCATCGGCGTACAGCCGCAGAAGCTGAGAACGTTTCAGAGCATCCTCCTCATTACAGAGGACGGTGTTTGCGTATTGGTCGAGCTTGCTTAGAAGCTCTTTGTGGTCCTTGAGGCTTTCGGGAAGTATCCCTGAGCTGCTTGAGTCGTTCGGTGTAGTGACCATTCTTGGCCTTGCTTGGAGAGAAGTAATCAGCGGGCGTATAAACCCCAAGCCGTTCAAGTT